TGCGCGCGTACGTGTCACTGTAAGTCCTCCCCTTCATCTGAAATAGATCACCGGACGGCGATTCGAAAACTCTTTGGCAGCGAACGGTTGCAGTTGCTCGAACGCCTCTTTGTTGCAGAAGAGATAGTGGCCGTCCCACCACGAGAGGACTGAGTACAGCAACGTCGTTCCATGGATCGCTACGACAGCTTCTCGCGTTTCCCATTGAGCAATTGCAGGAACGATAAGGCCGTAGACGTGGACGTCGCCCTTTGAAACAGTCGCCCACTCATCGCACACTTCGACGATCTTGGCCGTCGTCACTGGCAAGCGCTCTCGCTGCCAGAACATGCGTTCGCCGGCTTTGAACCAGTCTGACATCGTTCAGCACGGGCACGCGGTCGTCGCGCATCCCCAGCTCGGGCACCAGAGCGGCGTCATCTCGCGAGCGCAGACGGCCGGACAGAAGCAGCGCGTCGTCACGCAGGCGGCGTTCGTGAAGCAGCCCTCTGGTGGAGTGCATGACGGAGCGTGTCTGAAGACGAGGCCGGTGGGCTTGGTCGGCAGAGCGATGGCGCCTTGATAAACGTGGGCGCAGCCGGCGACGAGGGCGATGAGGAGGAGGGCGCCGAGGCAGTCTTCGAGGAGCGCCCTCATTGGTCCTCCTCCTCGACCCAGCGCGTATCCTCGAATGCGCTGTACGTACGCGAGCACGGCCGATGCCCGAAGTGGCATTGCAACGCGCTTGGGCTGAGTCGGTGCTTGCGCGCGACGGCGAGCATGGCCTCACGCAAGTCAACGATGAACTCGGCAGGCAGCGTGTGCAGCCGTCGCGACGTCAGACGCATTGCGGCGCGCAATCTGTGTCGCGTCATGCTCACCTCCCAAACCTGGCGTTGTCGAAGTCGATGTTCATCTGCTCGAACCGCGTTTCGAGACGCCGCATGCTCTCGACGACCTCGTCGAGGCGCCCAATTAGATGGTCCATCAGGACGAGATGCATGATCTTGAGGTACGCCGACTCGTCGCCGGAAAGCGGCGTCAACGACGCGTCAGCGCCGTTCGGAGCGCGAACGAACTGCCGCAGTCGTTGCCCCATCGCCTGACATTCGGCGGTGAAGAGGTCCGTCTTTTCGCTCATGTGAAGTTCTCCCACAGCGCCGTCCAGTCCTGCCAACACGGATCCGGCGCGTGAATCTGTGTCGCGCACGAGAAGAGGTTGTCCCGCTGCGTCTGCAACACGAACTGTGTCTCGCCGCCGCGCTCGCGGACGACGTAGGCGCGGTAGAGTTCGGAGTAGCCGCCGGCCAGCTCGTTGCGCGCGGTGAGCCGGCCGGGCGCCGCGAGCTGGCGTACGAACGTCTGCAACACCTCGTCCTTGTCGTGGTGGATGTGGGCGAGCACGAGGAGGTTGCCGGTGAACGCTTGTAACTGGACGAGGAGGGCAAGTTCGAGCGCGTCCGTCGAGTAGCCGAACCACTGGCGGGGCTCTTTGGAGTCGGGGTTCTTGACGAACTTCGCGTACATGCGGGCGCAGAGTTCCATGAAGGTGACGGAGTCGACGAGCACCGTCTGCCACCCCTCGTTGAAGAAGGCGCGCTCTCTCATGCGCCACTCGAAGAGTTCCCACGTGTGCGGGTAGCCAACGCGGTCCTCGCCGAGCATGGGCGAGATGTCGTTGTAGTATTCGAGGCGCATCTCGATCTCGCCGGCCGCGTTGATGATCTCTTTAACAGGGAGGCCCCATGAGTCGACGGAGTCGGTGACCGTACAGCCGTTGGCGCGCGCCCATCGCATGTACGGCGTGTCCTTGCCGTGCGCGTCGAAGATAAAGCCGAGGATCGGGCGCGGCCACGTCGTCGCGAACGTCGACTTGCCGCCGCCGGGATCGCCGTAGGTGATGCAGTGGATGGCTGGACGGTCAGCCATTGCGAAACCGCTCTCGGCCGGCGAGCACGTGCTCGAATGCGAGCATGCGGTCGCGGTGCCAGTCCCGGTGCTTCGGCGGCGACGTCGCCATCTTCGCGTGTTGCTCGGCAGCGAGCCGCACGAGTTCGGCGTCGATTAGCGCGTGCGTGGCGACGGCGACGTGGCGACCCTCGCGGAGCACGAGCGTCGTCGACGGGACGTGGTCATCGTCAGGCATGCGACCTCCACAAGACGAGAAGGGGGACGAGCAGCGGCCACGCGGCGGCGCTCCCCGGCGCAACCGCGCACCCGCCGTCACACGCGTCACCGCGCCCGTCCATGTCGCTGTCGCGCTGGTCCGCGTTCGGCACAGTAGAACAGTTGTCGTAGGCATCCCACTGCTCGTCGCCGTCAGCGTCGGCGGCGCTGGCGTAGATCGGCCACTCGGCGACCGACTCGCCGAGACAGCCCGTATCGGCCTTGGCCACGAGGGTCAGGCGAGCGCGCCGTTCGAGCGGGCCGCGCGTGGGGCCGAGCCGGAGCACGGGCTCGTAGAGACTCGTGCAGCTCGTGCAGTAGCCCATCACGGAATACGCCTCCTGGCTGGGGCAGTGGCCGGGGAAGGATTCGACGTGCGGCCAGCAAACGCCCTCGTAGCAGTGTTCGAGCGGCTCGCTCGGATCCTCGGGCATCCGGTAGCACTGCGTATGCGCGAGCGCGAAGAGCGCGTGAAACAGCTCGTGAGCGACCAAGCGCAGAGCCAGATAGCGGGACGACCCAAGGTTCCACCGGAAGCGGCTGTGGCTGACGTTCAGCGGGGCGCAGGGACCGGCGGTGGTCGACCATCCGCCGTTCAGGAGTGAACTCAGGCGCAGGACGTGCGCGACTGGCTGGTGCATGGTGAGCGCGCCTGAGAGCCACTTGTCGTGGGTGCCCCACGCGGACGCGGTGCGCTCGGCGGCGGTGTCGTCGTCCCAGCCGCCCGCCATCATGTGAATGTGCCCGACCTGGATGTCGAGCCCGACGCGCCAGGCGGCGACGCGCACGGCCTGCATCGCATCGCGGACGTGGAGCGGCACCTCGGTGAAGGCGCCGCCGGTCTGCCACGTCCAATCGTCGAGCGCCTCGACTTGGATGCCGATGCGCACGCGGTAGACGCGGGTCCAGTTGGGGACGGTGCCCGCGGCCGGTGCGACCTCGGCGCCGCCGGCCATCCCGGCGCACTCGCCCTCCTGATCGGCGGCGGCCTCGCCCTCGCCGTGCCAGGCGAAGGTCGCTTCGAGGGCCGGCTGCTGCCACATGGAGAGCCAGGATTCGAGCGGATAGCCGTTGAGATCGGGGTCGATGACGCCATCGGCGTCCTCCCACGAGAGGGTGGCGTCGTCGGCGAAGGGCGAGGGAGACAACGCGCCGAGCGCGACGTTGGCTAAGAGCCCGAGGCCGACCACGATCGCAAGGGCGAGCGCAAGAAAGACGAGGAGGATGCTGAGTACACTGTTGGAGCGCGTCATGGCGCCGCCCAGCACCGAGCGTCGCCGTCGGCATAGAGCGTCCGCACGCACGCCTCGGGATCGCCGCAGAGGGCGACGTCGCAGTGCACCTCGACGCCGTCGACCATCGCCACCGGCAACTCGACGCACGTGTCGGGGCAGGCCGCGCAGTCCTCGCCACAGGGGTCGAGCGCGTTGCCAACGGCGCGCACCAGCTCGGCGATGGTCACGCGCTGGTCGCCGTCGCAGTCGCCGCACATGGCCAGCATGAATAGGGTCGCGAGTACGATCATCGGTCTCTCCTCCTTTCGACGACGACGGCGCCCTTCTACGCCATGTGCGACGCCGCCGTCAAGCCACTGTATCTGGTAGTGCTACGTGTCGACTAGCTACGAGGGGTTGAGCACTCAGTCCTCTTCGCCAAGAAGTCGTTTGCAGTGTCGCACCGCCTCTTCGCGTGTCACCGGAGTGCGGGCTCGAAGTTCCTCGGTTCCCTGCTTCCATTTTGGGAAGTCTTCTTCAGTGACAAAAAGGAGGTTGAGGAGACCGTAGTGGACGGACACGCCGCCACGACGCCGGGCTTCGTCGTTGCCGCTCCCGCTGTCGTCAGCGTATTGCTGGACGATGAGCATCGCATCGGGTTCGGCACAAAGAACGAGGTCGATATCGGAAGGGTTCTCGGACCCGATGCCATTTGGTCGCCCATAGACACGAGATCCGGTGAGGAAGGCTTTCATGGGTTGAGCACCTCGTCGGCCGGGCTCGCGCCCTCGAACGCGCGCGGGTCGTACGGGTGCCACTCGTCCTGCACGAACATCGCCGGGAGCATCTCGGCGCGCTGGCCGAGCCGGCACCAGTCCTTGAACGTGCAGAAGCGACAGGCGCCGACGAACGGCCCCTCGCACTCGACGTTCGAGAGGTCGGGCGTCGTCCCGACGTTCGCCGGGTCGTACGCCCGCGCGTAGAACGTGTATTTCTCGGCGGCGCGGAGCGCGTCGGCGCGCCAGCGGTCGAGGAGGGCGGGCGTACGGTCGATGGGGCCGACGACCTCGGCGCGCAGATGAGCGCGCCCGCACTCGTGATACTTGAGCCCGTGCGTCGGGCACTTCCGATCGCTCTGCGGCAGGCGCGAGAACTCGATGCCGTTGATGTAGAACCCGCGCATGTGCGGCACGTGCTGGAGCGCCGCCCACGTGTAGTGCGTGATCTGCGGATCGAGCGTCCACTGGTCGGTCCACGCCTGGTCGATGCGGCCGGTCGTCTTCAGGTCGACGGGCACCCAGGCGCCGTCGTGGCGGTCACGCCCAATTTCGTCCATCCGGCCGTAGGCGATGACGCGCCCGGCGTCGTCGAGGGGATAGGCGAAGCCGACCTCGATCAGCCGCTTGTCTGGCACGACCCACGGCAACTTGCCGGCGCGCGTCGTGAACCACTCGTCAAGGATCGTGGCAAGGTTCTCGTAGTGCATGCGGTCGTCGGCGCCGACCCACTCGTTGCTGTACGGCTGGTAGGCGCCCGCGAAGACGGCGTTGGCGCCCTCGCGAGCTGAGTCGTAGGCGTGGCCCTCACAGATGAGCGTGTTCCAGTAGGCGTACGCCTCGTGGGCGGCGGTGCCGGCGCGCAGATAGCTGGTCGCGTCGCGGGAATTCCAGTGGAGGACGTGGCGGAGGACCATCTGGAGCGAGCAGGCATGCGCGGAGCGCGCGAGCGTGTTGTCGAGGTAGGTGCGGCCATCAACGATCATTGGACCGCCTTCGCCCATCGCGCGAGCCGTTCGAGATCGTCGCCGGTCAAGATGTAGCTATGGACACTGTTGTCCTCCCATCCATGGTGCGAGAAGATCGACCCGTCACCACCAAGGATCAACTCGGCTACTGGTGGCATCCTTCCGCTCGACATTGGTGTCGTACAGGCGTGACAAATGCATTGAAGTGTTTGCATCAGTTCTTCTCCCCTTCTGGCACGACAATCGGTGCCGCTGGCGAGCCGCCCTTCGGCCCGAGATACATGACGGCCTTCAACCGAAAGAGCGCCTTGTCGACCTCGGCGAGCAGCTCTTTGGCGCCCTTCTTCGTGTTCGGCGGTGCGAGGATGGTCGTCGTCGCCTCGTTGGGATGGACGACGATGACGAGGCAGCCGCCGACGGCGCCCACGAGGAGGGCCTCGGCCGCCTTGGCGAGTTCGCGCGCGAGTTCGTGGCGGGTCATTTGGTCCATCCAGTGTCCTCCTCATCTTTCGTTGCGGGTATGGCAGCCGCTGGCACGCGCCCGGAGCCGCTACGTCAATTTTCCCCTTCCGCAACGAAAACCGGCTGCACCGAAACGAGCTGATTCGCAATGAGCCTTGCCAACCACTCCTCGTCACAGTCGATTACAATGCGCAAATGCTTTTTCGCGTTCGCTTCGGCCGTCGTCACGAGACGTTCCTCGATTGTCACGCGTACTCTCATCGTCCCTCCTTCTGGCGCGCTCCATCAGCGTCACGCCGATTTCGAGCGCCTGTGTGTGAATCTCCTCCATCGCAATGCCGTCGTTGATCGCGAGCATGCGCATCCGCTCGCGAAGCCGCAGCGGCAGATGGCGCGTGAAGTAGTAGCAATACCCCGCACGGGCGGGCAGGGCTTTGCCCATGGCTCAATACCTGTACCGAGCGAATGCGGGGTCGTCGCACGGAACGAGACGTCGAATGTGTGCCGGACTCCTGACCTTCTCACCGTGACAGCGAACATATCCAGCGTCGTCCTCAGCCCAAGATGCGTAGATCGCCCAATCCGCAATCTCACCACGCACTGCGACATAGTGAATAACTCGGCCACTTCCGGTTCCGAGCGGCGTATCAGAGATCGTCCCCTCAAAGAAGACCGTCCCAGGCTCCATTGATTCGAGATCCGCGAGTGTGAGTTCGTTTCCGATGATTGGCATTGGCTTCAACTCCTTTCGCCCTTTTGTCCCATCTTACCACCACCCTTCGTCCCATGTCGGACACACTTGGTAGCGGCGTTCACGCACGACAGCATTCCGAACTGTGGTTCGTGAAACTCCAAGGAATCGAGCCGCTTTTGCTTGCGTCAAACGTCCATCGACACATGCGCGAATAGCCATCCAACGCCGTTGCTGGACCCTCGTTCCGTCGACCCATATAGGCACGTCCGGGAAACGACGCCCGAAGAAAACCTTGAAGCGATAGCGAAACCAGTACAACTGTTCACGTGTCATCCGACCTTCGCGTCGCGTCGCATCCGCCCCGTCAAGTCGTCGAGGCGGCGTTGCGCGCTCAATCGCGGGACAGCCTCGCCGTGCTCCCACCGATAGACGGTCTGCGGGACCACGCCGACGAGCTGCGCAAAGCCGGTGAGCGAGAGGCGCATGGCGGTGCGCAGGTCGCGCACAGCGCGCGCCCACGCCGTCACGGACGGCGAATGTCGACGCGCACGTCGTCGAGCCATGGGCACTCCTCCTCGATCAACTCGCGCAGCGTCTTCAGCAACGTCGAGACGTGGCGCGCGTAGTAGCGTTGGGGTGGGATGTTCAGGTCGGCGGTCACGTGGACGGCGATGCGTTGGTACTGCGGGGCGAGGGCGGGCTTGGGGCGTTGGGGGCTGGGCAAGCGCACGGGCTCGGCATCGCGGCGGTCGGGCTGGCGCTCAACCGGCTGGCGCGGTTCGGCTTCGGCCCCGGTGCGAGGGATCTCGCCGAGGGGCACGAAGCGCCGGGGTGACGGGAGGCGGTTCACAGGTCGCCCTCCTCGAAGCCAGCGAGGCGCCCCAGATCGCAGAGGATCGCGTCGAGAGTACCGGCATCGAGTCGGCCCGTCTCGCCGTTCAGGAGGGCTCTGGTGGCCTTGAGAGCCTTGAACCAGGCATCGCCGAAGACACCATTGTCTGAGAGCGTATCCTCCATCGGATAGCCTGTGTAGGCGTCGAGGTACGCTGCGAGCCCGTTGACGAGGTAGACGATGCCGGCCTCAAAGCCCTGCGGCCGGCGGACGGCGGCGAGGTGACGAGCCTGCCAGTCGCCGGGTTGGGCGGCGAGGCGTGTATGGGCGCGTTCGACGATGCCGCGGCCGGTCATCGGTCCTCCCGTTCGACGACAATGCGCGGACTGTATCCATCGTGCTCGATGAGAGACACGCGCACGGCGTCGGCGTCGGTGTCGGTGGTAAAGATCGTGTCGATCTTCTTCCCGTCGAGGTACACGGTGAAGGCGTTCATCGGCCTTCCCTCTTGGCGGTCTGCCAGTCGGCGGGCAGGAAGCCGCCGCGCACAAGCCAAGCGTCGAGGGCGTGGAAGTGTTCCGCAAGTTCCTCGGCGGCTCCGTAGTCGTCTTCCTGATCGACTATGACCTTGGCGGCCTCGCGGCACTGCGTCAACGCTTCGTTCGGGTCCATGTGCTCTCCTCCTCTCGTTGAACAAGCGTACACATTGCGCACGCTATTGTCAAGACCCTTCTTTGGCCACGTCCCGCTTGGTTGAGACCATCTCGTAGCGCCGCCACGGCCTGCGGCACCGCTTGCATTGACGCTCGATGGGTGGGATGTACGCGCTTACCTCGTCGGTGCTCGTCGCGCGTCCTCGATCGCAGCGCACCCATCGGTGGCCGTCGTATTCGAGGACGATGTGATACAGGCCGTAGCGCCCGCCCGACATCGAGTGCGGGATCGTCCAACCGACGACGCCGTACTTCGGCACCAACTTGAGGCGCTCGATGTCGACGACAGCGACACGCTGCGTTTGCCCTCTGTAGTACCACTTTCGCATCCGCTTGCGGCGCCCACTCGGCGTGTAGGCGAAGCGTACCTTCTTGGTCGTCTCACAGATCGGACATGGCTCGGTTGTCGGCTCGTCGTACACCTCGTCGAGTGGTGTGTCGCGTTGACCGCAGATGACGCGGATCGTCCCCGTGTCGGCAACCTGTATGATGACGTGCGAGTAGCCGTCATCGTCCTTTGTCCACCCTAACCTCTTGAACACTCGGCGCTCGACCATGTGACCTCCTTTTCTACATTGAATACCATCATATTAAGGGAAATCGAGTTACTAGCGTGGCTCCTCGCCATAAGTCAACGACTTTCCTCGCAGTTCCAGGCATTTTTCACTCAATCGCAAAATAGTAATTACTGCCGGCGCGCAGGCGGGGGGTAAGCGACATGGGTATTAGGATATGTTAAGTAAAAAAAAGGGGTGGGCTAGGGGGGGAGGGATCAGCCCTCCTCTCGTTCATTGTCCGTACCCCGCGCGGGCGCTAAGGCAGTAATTACTTTTGTTCGATTTGGCGCTTGAGGTACTGGAAACGCTCGCTAATCCCGCATACTTGCGACGGCGACCGTCTCTAGGAACTCACTTTCCCTTTACATGATGGTATTGAGCGAGGCCAACGATTTCGCGTATTTACGCGTATTTGCACAATGCCAGGGGGCGGGGCGAGGGGTCGTCGGGGGCTCGGCAAGGAGCTAAGCTGGGCGCGTCCGGTGCTCTAAGGCGGTGATCTCGGCGAGGACAAGTCTGATAGAGTGTAGGTGGAGGTAAAACCAGACAGATAGATCCGGCGGCAATCCAGTCGCCAACAATCGCAGGAGAGGGACAAGACGATGGACAAGAAAGCCAGCGACACGAACACCCAGCTCGACCAGATCGCCGAGCGGGCTCAAAAAGCTGCTGCGGAATACGACGCGTCACAGGCCGCAATCGCTGCTGAGCGAGACGCCGAGGCAGCTGTGCTCGAGCGCGCAATTGCTCTCACCAAGCCAGCGCTGCGCGCAGTGACCAGTAAGCTCTTGCAATATTACGCCTCGACGGGCGGCCAAAATGGTTGCAACCCGCAGAAAGTGCGCGACTATTTCGACAGTCCAGGACTGATTCTTGTTAATAAGTATTATAATGACAGCGATGAAACAGGCAACCGCGGTACGTTTTGCGGTGATCGACTCGTCCTTATGCTGGACGGATCGCTTAGCGTTGCCACGCGTGAGGGAACGTGGTCACACTGGCAGGGAGAATGGAGTAGCTTCCAGGCCACTCTCACGCCTCTCACCGCACGCGAGGCGGTAGAACGCTATAAGCTCGACGACATATTGCGTTCACTGCGCGATGCGTTCGGAGAGTAAGCCGGAAACCTTTGACCCCCAACAATGGAGGAGAGAGCAAATGACGTTAGAAATAGACGATGAGATCATAACGATTGTCCTCACAGGTCGGCGGCCAGTCAAGATTCGCGACCGCGACTGGCCGTGCATCGCGCAAGCGGGCCAAACGTGGGCCGAGTGGATAGGGTTCTTGCAGGTACGGCAACACGCGGACGGACGAACGATCGTGTATGCGCGCTGGCATAATCGACACGCTGGGGATTTGCTCGGACCTCGCGAGGACGTGGTAGCTGCGATCAAGCGGGTGCACGCGCGCATTGTGGTCGATGATGATTACGTGACGATTTGGCACGACTTGCTTGATAAATGCATCGCTGATCTGCCCGCTGAGACCTTAGAGTAGAGGAGAGACAAATGACGAGGGCGAAATGAAGCGCAATAGACTCGGTGATCGCCTGCGACGTGCCGGCTTCGATCTTACGTGCTACGATCGTGGCTACTACCGCGTCCAATGCAGTCAATGCGTCGCCCTGGTCATCAACTGCGTAGCGACGCACGAACGCGGCTGCTGCAATGCGCCACGTGCACAAGGCTGGATCACCGGGGAGAGGAGAGACGGAGATGAGAACGATTGAGTCAATTGCGTGCGCGTCGAAGTACGACATTTTAGACGCACTTATCGAGGACGGCTATGAAATCGCGTCAGTTGATGCGTACGACGTTGCGGCGACGATTCAATACGCTGCACGCGTGGGTGCGTTAGTGTGGACTAGCGAGCACATCATTTGTACTCTGCACGGTCGACCACTGCATTTGGTGCGCGCATGATCATCTCCGAATTCGTGACCGTCCGGGTCAGTCGCAATCCCCTGTTTCGGCCACTCTGGATTGAGTATGACTTCGGCCACGAGCTGCATGTGCGCTTTTGGTCCGCGTGGCTGCGGACGGAGGACGAGATTCGCCGCTATGGCGGAAACGGCATTGTGAGTCGCGAAGATGCAGCCGCATATATTTTTTCTAGGCATTGGACATGGGGGGCATCTTGGACATGGGGGATATCTTGAGCTTCGTGGCAGGTCGCGGATGAAGGAGAAAGAGACATACACACATGCCGATATGCTCGATTGGCTCGCGGCGACGGTAGCGCGCGCCAAACGCGAGGGCTTGGACCGCGCCGTCATGTGGGAGTACGTCCTGCACAGCACGGATCGGGCGCGGCTCGCGTTCGACCTGTTCCTTGTACGCACTGGCGACTCGCTGGCTTACGAGGCTGGGTCGCCTGAGAGTCGGTTCCGCGAACGTGTCAGGAGGATGTTGGCGTTGACGCAGCATGGAGGAGCGGAATGACACAAGGCGAAGTCGAGCGGGACGCAACGCCGGCGCCAGCTAAGCAGCGCATCCGGCTTACGAACGATCGCAACTCCAGCGACCGCGCCTTGTCCCTGCTGATCTTCGTCGCGGTGTTGGCGGCGCTAGCAGCGCGCGCCTGCTAATCAATGCGCCGTCCGCCCGAGCGGACGAGCCGTCCGCTATAGCGGACACCACACAGACGGCCCGCCTCGGAGAGAACGCGAGGCGGGCTTTTCTGGTCTCTCGACCCCTCCGAGCGGCGAACGCGGGGAGGGCCGTGAGGGCAAGTTCACGCTGAGCTGACTAGCTGTCCTGACTAGCTGTCTTCGCCCAGTTCGTCGAGCATGTCGTCAGCTTCGATGAGCAATTGGTCACGCATCCCGCGAGTACTAGGCTCTCGTAGCGCTTTGACTATCTGCCGCAATCGCGTAAGCGCTCGCTGATGTGCTCGTTCAGCCTCTTCTAATCTGCTCATCTGTCTCTCCTCCATCTCAGTTAGGCGACATTGCCTAGCTGTCTGCTATCTCGCTTAACAGCATAGCACACACGTGCCGCCCGCCGTGCGCTCGCCGCCTCACCGCGCTCGCGTTGCGCGTTGCCGGCAACGGCGAGGGGGAGTGCCCCCCAGGCCGGCCCCGAAGACGGGGTGAAGCCGTGCGAGGCCGCGCACAGCAAATTTTTTTTCCCGGACAAAACCCGAGCGCGCCCCGCGAATATGTCCGGCGCTGGCGCCCGCGCTGAGCGCGCCCCCTTGACGTTTGCGTCTAGCAATGATCTACGTGTGTACACATTGTTGATGGCCGAGAGGGGGTGATTTCGCATGGCCGAACCCGAGTCTACCGAGGTCGAGCGCACGATCCCGCGCATGCCGCGCCCTGCCGCCACGCGGGGGAACAGCACCGCCAAGCCGCGACGCGCCGCCGCCACCGAGAAGCCGCGTCGCAAGGCGCGTCGCGCTCGCCGCCGTCGCCGCCGCTCCACGAGCGGCGACTTCATGTCGACGATCACCGAGCTAACTGCGCTCGTCAAACTCGCCCGCTTGCTGAAGCGGGGCTGAGTCTGTCGGAGGGGCTGGCGCCCTCGTGTTTCTGCCCGTGAGGGCGCCAGCCCGGTGCAAGGGGAGAGACGTCCCCCTCCTACCACGCGCGTTCGCCTTGTCAACGTCGAACGCCGTATGCTAAGCGCCGCGCATGGCGCTCCGTCTGCCCAAACCGCCCGCGCGCCGGCCGTTGCCGCCGCCGGCTGTCCCCCCTCGCCGGAGCAAGGCGGACCCGCCCCCGAAGGTGTACGCCGCGCCCAAGCAACCCGCCAACTGCGTCAAGTATCGCGACGAGCACGGCGTCGTCCGTTGGGCCAACGGCCGCATCCCGCAAGACGAGACGCGCCCGCGCACCGAGCGCGTGAACTGGAACAACCGCCACCAGCTTGTCTTGTGGATGGACATCGCGGGCGAGCGCGTCGCCGACATCGCCAAGAAGGTCGGCTACGCGGCGACCTCGGTAAGCGCGATCCGCGCCTCGCCCCTCTACCAGCAACAGCGCGCGATGCTCTACGAGAAACTCGCGGGCACGCGCTTCGATAACCTCATCGACTTCCTGAAGTCGCCGCTCGTCGCGATCCGCAACATCGAGGTCATGCTCGCCGTACGCGACGATCCGGGCGAACACGGGGGCGATCCCAAAGTTCGGCTCGCCGCCGCCAAGGCGATCTCGCACGAGGTCGACCGCGCCTTCCCGCGCACAACCAAGCACGAAGAAGAGAAGACCATCCGCGTCTCCTTAGACGGCGCCAAGCTCGCGCGCATCGCGACCGCGCTCCACGAGGCCGGCGCCGTCCCCATCGACGTGACGCCCGAGGAACCCAATGACGGACGCCCGCCCATTTCTGCCAAATCCATCGAGCAACTCCGAACCGAACTCGCTACGCGAGTGGACGAAACTCAGCGGCGCGGCTGAGTTCGTTGTCGACAAGCACGGGCGCGTGCGCCAGACCGGCGCCGACGCCGAGGGCGCCTTCGTCAACGAACTGCGCACGCGCTGCGAGCGCTCGCAGTACCTCTTCGGCAAGATCATCATGGGCTACGATCTTCTCACGCCCACGCTGCACTTGCCCCTCTGCAACGCGATGCAGGCGCCCCCACCGTGGCGCCGACTTCTCCTCCTGCCACGCGGCCACCTGAAGACGACGATCCTGAAGACCCAGGCGCTCCACGCCGTCATTCAACCTGGCACCCCTCGCACTGACGGTACCTTCGAAAATGTCTACTTCCCGCAAGGCATCGGCGCGCTCACGCACGCCCGAGGCACCTCGACGCGCATCCTCTTCGCGTCGCGCGGCGCCGATCTCGCGCGCTCGACGCTGAGCGAGATCATGGTCGCCGCCGAAGAAAATCAACTTCTGAAGGCGCTCTGGCCCTCGGCCATGTGGGACGACCCCCGCAAGCAAGCGCGCTGGTGGAACCAAGAGCGCATCGTCTTCCCCCGCCAGGACCACTACAAGGAAGCCACGATCGAGACGATCGGCGTCGGCGGCCAGATCACCGGCTACCACTTCAACATGCACATCTTCGACGACCTCGTCGACATCAACGACGCGAACTCGCCGACCACGATGCAGACGGCGATCGAGTGGTGGCGCGCCTCGCGCGCGCTTATGGACGACCCCGACCGCACCCTTGAATACACCGTCGGCACGCGGTGGGCCGTCGCCGACCTTTACGAGTACATCATCCGCAACGATCCGACCGTCGAGCCGATCGTGCGCCGCGTCGTCGAGGGCGGCGAGCCCATCTTCCCAGAACGCTTCTCGATCGACACCGTCAATCGCCTCCAACGCGAACTCGGCTCGATGTTCCCCCTCCTTTATATGAACAGCGCAACTGACCCGACCCTCACCGACTTCAACATGGACAAGGTGCGCCGCTTCTGGATGAGCGACGGCAAGGTCTGCTACGACGAGAACGAGCACGACGCGCTCGCGATCGAGCGTCGCCAGCTCGCCGCCCAACTGCGCGAGGGCCTTGAGGCCGCTGCCGCCGCCCGCGCCGAGGGCCGTGAGCCCACCGGCAAGACCGGCCGCTACGACGTCTTTCGGGCGCGCACCGAGTACCTGCGGCGCGGGCGCCACGTGAGGTTCGAGTGACGCGCGCTGGGCGCCTATCACTGCCGCCGGTTGTGCGCGCTGGGCGCCAAACAGTGGAGGCTGGGGTGTGATGCCCTACCGCGACCGTGCGCGTCACCGCGCGTGCCAGGCGGCCTCGCGTCGCGCTCGCTACGCAGCGCGCAAGCGCATGTGCGTCCTCTGGATGGGCGGACGATGTGAACTGTGTGGCGACGCTGGCGGCGCCGACCAACGCGACTTCGAGTTCGATCACAATACCGGCGTCAAACTCGTCTCTGTGACCAAGGTGATGACCTGCACGTGGGACCGCCTCTTCGACGAGTTGACGCGTTGTCAGCTCCTCTGCACCGACTGTCACCACGCACTGACGGCGGCGCGGCAGATGTACTACGAGGAGGCGCCCTTCTGATGACGCGCGCGCTGGGCGCCCATCCGCGCCAGCTGAGGTGAGATGCCCGCTCACGACCTCGCGATCCTCGACATCGTCGCCTTCGCCGATCCGGCCGGCGGCAAGAACGTGGTGAAACGCGTACAAGCGCGGAGCGCGATCGTCGTGCTCGGGGGCGGCCCCAACGACCACGTCTTCCTGCTCCACGCGTGGGCGCAGCGTACGACGACCGACCGCTTCGTCGACATGATTTTCGCGCTCAACGAGGCGTGGCGCCCTCGCCTCTTCGGCATCGAGGCCAACGCGATGCAGACGCTCTTCGCCGACAGCGTGCGCCGCGAGGCGCGCTTTCGCGCCGACCGCATCCCGCTGGTCGACGTCCTGCAGCCGACCAACGTCGAGAAACCGTTTCGGAACCGCGCCGCCCTCCAACCCATCATCAACGACTCCCGCTTCTTCATGCTCGACGACGTCTCGCAAATCGAGGCGCGCGACGAGTTGAAGTCCCACCCCATGTCGCCCACCTTCGACATCGTCGACTCGATCGCGTCCGCCGCCGGCCTCCTTCGCAAGCAACCACGCGAAGACGCGCTCGCCGACGACCTCTCGGGGCTCGCCGTCTACCTGCGTCGCAGCGGCATGCCGCCGACGCAGATCGAGGGTGAACTCGCCAAGCGCCGCATGCAGCTGCGCGCGGGCGGCGTCCCCCCGATCCCTCCACGACAACATTGACAGCGCGCTCGCGTCGCGCCTACACTGCGCGCATCCCAACAGAAAGGAGTCCCGCTCTATCGCCGAACAAAACCGACCACCCACAGGTCATACAGCCACGCGAACGCCGTCCCGCGCCCTCCAAGCCTCGACGGCGTTCGTGCATTGACGCCCCGCCAGCTAGCGTGCTAATCCGCACACACATTCACCCGAACACGGGAGGCACGCATGCCAGACAGCAGCAGCCAAGAGTCGGGGCTCCGGCGTATCAGCCAGAAGGAAAAGAGCACGTACCCGTCGGGCGGGCGCGGCAAGGACGCCGCGATCCCCAAGATGCACTTCCGGGGCGACAAGAACCCGACGAAGTCCGGCGGCATCAACCGACCCACTCGGGGCTACAAGCACAGCTAAGCTGAGCGCGCCGTGTCGTTCCCCGTCGTCAGATCGCTGACGGCGCGTGTCCAGCCCGTCTCGCTCTTCGACACGCCAACCATCGGAGCGGCGGGCACGCGCACGTCGGGCACCATCGACTGTCGCGACCTCGACATCATCTCGATCATCGCGAAGGGTACGCGCGTAAGCGGCCTTTTCACCTACAAGATCGAGTGGGCCGGGCTCATCACTACCGCCGACATCATGGGCGACCCGACCGGCCAACCCGATCGCATCGAAGACTACTCGGCGCACCCCGACCTCATCAACACGTCGGCGACCGGCAACCAGGTTCCCGAGACCGAGGCGCGCATCGCCGTTGCCTTCTCGAACCCCATCCTCCTCGACCCGCAACCGATCCTCTGGCCCTTCGTCCGCTTCAAGCTGACCGGGATCTCGGGCTCGGGATCGCACGAGGTCTACGCCCTCCTGCGACAAGGAGCCTGACATGACCGTCGCATCCATCTCCGCGTCCGCCTACGAGTTCACCGAGTCCGACGACGAGTTGCGCGAGCGCGTCAAAGTCGAATCCTTCCTCGCCACGGGCGGCCCGAGCGGCGGCCAAATCATCGTCTACACGCGCATCATGACGATCGCCTCGAACGGCGTCGTCACCCCAATCGACCCCGCTGAGCACAAAGAACTGTGGCGCAGCGATGTGCTCAACGCGAACGGCCAATCCGAGTCCGCCATCAACATCGAGTGGTGCGACGGGCTCCGTGTTGAGATGCCCGAGGGCGCTCGCCTCGTCGTCTACACCGCCGTGGAGGACTGACCATGACGAACCTCGCGATCCGCGTCGTCGCGCTCGGCCTCTTCCTCGTGTGCGTGTGGGCGATGATGGCCGCCGGCCTTGACGTCCCCGTCCGCGACGGGCGCTCGCTCGCGTTCGTCGCCAACACGCCGCAGATCGTGGGCTCGGGCTCCGGGCGCATTGAACTCATCATCAAGAATGTCGACGGCGCCAACGATGCCGCGTGCGGCACGACGCCGGCCGCGCTCTCGATCACCCCCGGCCCCAATACCGGCTTCCGCCTCAAGCCCAACGAGGGCCTCATCCAACGCATCCTCGCCTCCATCACTTACTGGTGCAAAATGCCGGCGGGCGGCACGATCACCTACGAAGAGGTCCGCATGGTGACGGCGACGCCCACGGTGACGCCGTAGCCACGATGCGCCGGCTCATCGCCGTGCTCGCGCTCGCGCCCGCGCTCGCGTGGGCGCAAGGCGACTTCTGCGATCCGCAACGCTGCGCGGCGGGCGACGTCACCTACTGCTGCGACGAACTGATCGTTGCCATGGGCGAGGCGAGTGCCTTCTCCCAGGGGTGTTACGAAGGGAACGGTCAAGACAATCGCCGCATCCCGACGGGGCTGACCGCCAACGTCGGCCTCGTCATGGTCTTCAAAGTCACGGACGTCGTGGGCGAGAACTCGACCTACCGTATCGCACAACTCGTCGGCGACAGCTCGTGCGGCATGGTCCTCGAAGCGCCGCAGTGCGAGGCCAACGGCATCCAAGCGGTTGGCGTCGACTACTTCGAGGTCGGCACGGCCGACGAAGTCAACGGTGACTCCAACACCTACTGCTGGTTCGCGTTCGAGAGCGGTGCCACCCACGGCACCTTCGAGTACACGGGCGACGGCAGCTCGCCGCGCACGATCACGACGCCGTTCGCGCCCTCGTGGGTCGGCGTCCAAATCGACTCGACCGCCGCCGCCTTCGGCAAGGGCCACTTCTACTTCCGTTCCGAGGATATGCCCGCGACCGAGTCGTTCGGCTGGTACAACGTGAGTGAGGGAGCGCGTACGCAGGTCGTCCGCAGCTTGACGAGTGCGGGCTTCACCGTCGGTTCCGACGCCAACGAGAACGGCAAAGTCTATCGTGGTTGGTGGTGGGCCGACGGCGATGGTTACGGCGAGGCCGGCACCTTCACCGGCAACGGTGACAGTGGCGGTGGCTGCTCGGATGCGGGCGACTTCCAGGTCATCACACCCGGCCCGGCGCCCGTCAACTTCGTCTTCGTCTCGGGCTGCATGACCGACCTCTGCGGCGGTGGCACGTGCGTCACGCACAGCGGCACGGCGCCAGTCGTGCGCGGCATCAACATGGGCGACACCGTCGTCGGCCCCGGCAATACGGCAAACAACTTCATCTCCCTCTGGGCCTACGGCGCGTTCGGCGACGTGCTCGGCGACCTCGACGCGAACAGCTTCACGGTCGCCGGCACGGGCGGCGTCGGCGCGCTCACCCTCAACGACACGGGCCAAGTACACTACGCCTTCGCCATCGAAGCGCCGAACGCGGCCGACTCGATCGGCACCGTCTCGCTCGTCGACTGGTGCGATCAGTCCATGGTCGGCTGCTACGAGTTCGAGAACGCGCTCGATCTCGGCGAGATGAACAAGGGCGCAGGCACCATCGCGTGCTCGGCCGCCAACTGCGACCTGGAGAACGTCGCGCCCGGCGCCGTCTCCCAAGACACCATCAACAAGGTCATCGGGTCGGGCGCCGGCGACTTCGTCGCCGCCTCGCTCGACTATCTGCGCTGCACGGCGTGCACCGAGTACAACCTCGGCGGCTCGGGCTCGCTCTCGTGGGGCTACTTCGGGCGCGCGGTCTCGGACGCCTTCTTTCGCGGCATCACCAAGGCGACGTCGACCACGATCCACTACTCCCTCTACCGCGACAGCACGAACGATCTCGGCGTGTGCCATGTGCGCGAGGCCGGCGGCACCGAGCGCTTCAATCAGACCGCCAACGGCGCCTTCACCATCAACGCCTTCCACGCGCTCGCCTGCCGCTTCGACAACCCCGGCAACACCCTCCAGATCACCTTCGACGGCATCGAGAGCGCGACGACCGCCGTCACCGACAACCTCGCCACCAATGCGTCGGTCAAGTTCCTGCTCGGGGCGAACGCCGCCGAGAACGCCTTCTGGAACGGCCAGCTTGACGACGTGTGGGTCTACAACGGGCTCCTCTCGGACGCCGCGCTCTGCCGCATCCAGTCGTGTAGTATCACCGGCGGCGCCTGCTCGTGCTGGGCTGTCGACCCGACGATGTATGTCGACACCGGGTTCAACGCCACCCTCGGCGGTGGCTGTGACCTCACCGCGATCGATTGTGACGCGGTGACACCCTAACCGGGAGGATGCCCATGGCAACGATCTTCAAAGGCTACAACGTCGGACTCAAGTACACGCTCGGCGCGCCCGCCGGCACCACGCCCGTGCCAACACCACAGACCTTCTTCGCCGGCAAGAACATTGCCGAGTTCGCTGACGCCGCCGTGCTCCACAAGTGCTGCCGCGAACTCGGTGAGCATGTGCAGCGCACCACACAGCTCATCGCCCAGACGCCGCCGCCGGGCGGCGCCGGCCTCAGGTGGGTTCCCATCACGACGATCCAACCGTTCTTGGACGCAATCTACGACGACGTGTGATGCATTTCGACCCGACCTTCAGCTTCGGCGCGCTCATCGCCTCGGTCATCGGCATCCTCGTGTCGACGGTCGGCTTTCTCATCGTGCGCACGCTTACGCACCTCGAAAAGACGCTGAACAACTTCGACCAGCGGCTCCTGAAGGTCGAGAACATCGTGTCGACACGCCAAGGCTACATCGAGGGCTTCGAGGCCGCGCGCCTTCGCTACGAACGAGGACAAACATGAAACGGCTCATCGTCGCGCTCGCGTTGCTCGCGGGTGTCGCCCACGCGCAGACGCCGACTCCGGCGACGTTCAACCCGGTCCCCGGTGAGAACGCCTCCTTCTTCTCCACGCTCCGCACATTCCTCCTCGGCGAAGACGCAGACCGCGACGCCGCCTTCGGCAACAATGGCCGGCGCTTCGCCGACCTCGCCTACAACCAGTGCGTGCACGGCACCGCCGTCGGCATGACCGGCACCTTCGCCGGCACGTGCCTCGGCTTCGTCGACGGCGTCCTCATCGTCGACCCGGCTGCCTCCATCAACTACTCCACGCAGGGCGCGACCGCTGCCGACTTCTGCTGGGTCATCCTGACCAAGCTGACGACGACGGCGAACGCCGGCTGGACGCGCGTCGCCGGCACCCACTACATGACCGACTGCACGACGGCGTCGGGGACGCGACCGGCGCGCCCCGCCGAGTCCATGTTCGTCATGGGCGTCACCATCGCGGGCTCGGCGATCACCGACGTCGACAACTTGACCAACCACGTCCCGTGGCACGAGACCTACACCGCAACGTCAGAGCGCACCGCGCTCCCGATGGGCCTCTTCTGGCAGCAAGACCAAAGCGGCCTCCTCTCCTACAGCAACGGGACGACGCTCGTCGTCGTCCCAACGGGTGACACGGCGGGCTGCGCGACGTGTGGCGATACGGCAACGGCCTTCTTCTCAGCCGGCACGATTGAGGCTGCACGCGGCGGTACGGGTGACAACACGTCGGCGACGACCGGCGTCCCGATCATCACTGCCGGCAACTGGACGTACCCGACCTTCCTCGATGAAGCACTTGGCGGGCTCGGCTCCGACTTCTCCGGGTGCGACGGCGTTCCCGTCTTCACGGCCGGCGTCACCTCGTGCCAACCTTACCAAGACACCACGACGACACTGGAAGCCTCGCGGTGGTCGGCCGACGCGCTCGTCTGCGTCAAAACCGAGAATGGCGCGCTCACGACTAACGTGCCCGGTCCCTACGTCATCTGTGGCGACAACGCGGCCGGCCTCGTTGGCGGCCTCATGCGCATGCCAATCAATGCGACGGCGAGCGTGCCCATCGCTGCGACGCTGACCGGCGTGCAAGGCGCCGCCACCGCCGGCACGATCGCGATCGACTTCACGTGCCTCTGCGTCACCGACAACCAAACGCTCGACGCCGCCAACTTCCCTGCCGCGATCAACCTCGATCTCACCTTCTCGACGACGGCGGGCGATTTCCAAGAAGCCTCGAACACAATCACCTGTGGTGGAGCGTGCGCTCCGAGTGACACGCTTATCTGGCGAGGGTCGGTTGATGCGGCGAACACGACAACGCCCTCGACACTGCGCTTGATCGCGCTCACCATCCAGTCAGCCAATGACGGCCAGAACAACTAGCACTGCTTAGCTGGCGTGTGCTAAGCACCGCCTACGGAGGTCCCATGGCCTACAAACGATCGACGCGTTACGGCATGAAGCCGCCGCCCGGCGGCAATGCGGGCGCAGGCGTGCGCAACGCCGCCGTCACCGTGGCGGCCCCGAACCGCTCCGTCAAGATCGTGACGGCGCCCTGCCGCACCGAGCACAAAGGGGGCAACCCGCCGCGCAACCTGAATCCGTGGAAGTGATGCCCACCAACTGGAAGACGACGGCGCTCGGCCTCGGCACGGCCACCGCCATCCTCGTGCCCGGCTTCGACACTGACGAGGTCGGCTCGTGGCTCCGTCTCGTAATCGCCGTCCTGTCGGTCGTCGCCGGCTTCCTCTCGAAAGATGCGTGATGGGCACTCTCCTTACCAAACTGTGGCGCGACCCCGCCTACTTCCAAAAGACGCTCGCCATGACGATGGCGTTCCTCGCCGTCCTCTTGCCGACGTTGCCGCTCGGCGAGTTCGGCGCCGCCGGCTACTGGATTGGCAAGTTGTTGCTCCCAGTGGCCGTTGCCGTCGCCGCGCGCGGCCAGACCCACAGCGGGCTCACGCCTGACGAGGCCGCCAAGCTGCGCGCGCTCATCCCCGCGCCCGACGTACTCGCGAAGGTCGCGCCGCCCATCTAATGGCCGAACGCGCCAACACCTTCGCCGTCCCTCCGCCAACACCGGCACGGCGCTACAGCGACCAGCAAGTCACCGACGTCGCCGACTACTTCTTCTACGAGGTCGAGGAGGCGCTCGCCTCCCGCTTCCAAATCGAGGCCAACTGGCGCGACTGCCTCCGCATGTACGACGGCGTGCCCGAGCACCAAGCCCGCAACACGCCCATCCCGAACGCGCCCAACATCGAAGTGCCCGTCGGCGCCATCGCGGCCGACGCCATCTACGCCGAGGCCGTCGACCTCGTCTACCAAATCTCGCCGACGATCACGGCCCGCGCAGTCGACGAACGCTGGGTCAAGCACGGCAAGGCCCTCCAACGGCTTGCCAACCACGGCGCCGAGAACGAGTGGGGCCTGCGGCGCGCCGTCATGCACGCGTTCGCCGACGACACCCAACTCGGTACAGGCGTCTACTACATCCCGTGGCTCGAACAGATTCGGAAGACGCTCACCGGGCGTGCGATCGTCGCGAGCGGCCCACGCATCCGCGCGCTCGCCCCCGAGAACTTCATCGTACCGGGGTCGGCGCCCGCGTGGCTCGAAGACGCCCGTTGGTTGTGTATGCGGTCGTTCCGCACACCGTCCGAGTTGTCGGTGCTCGCCAAGATGCAAGGCTGGGACATCGAGGGCGTGAAGGCGCTCGCCTCCTCGATGTCGGTGCGCCAAACCCGCGAGCGCCTCGGCCGCACGTCGCGCACGGGCGTCGAAACTCGCCACCTCGCTGAGATCCTCGAAGGCTACATCGCCTTCGACATCGACGACGACGGCATCCCCGAAGACCTCTACATCGCGATGGACCGCGTCTCGCGCCGCGTCTGCAAGCTGCGCCCCGACCCATACGACCGCCGCCGCCCCTTCGAGTCGATGGTCTACCAACCGCGCCCGCACCTCTTCAACGGGCTCGGCGTCGTCGAGATGCTTCGCGAGTTCGAGCGCAGCGCGACCGAGATCCACAACCAACGCGTGCTCAACATGCTGCTCGCGAACGCGCGTGTGTACGTGCGCAAGGAAGGCACCGGCAGCGAGACCGAAGAGATGTGGCCCGGCAAGGTCATCCTCGTCGCCAACCCAGCCGATGACTTTAAAGCCTTCGCGATGGCCGACGTCTACACCTCCGCGATCCAAGCCGAGACCATCCTCATGCAGTACGCCGAGCGCCGCACGGGCGTCGGCGACTTGGGGCAGGGGCGGTCGTCGGCGCTCGGGTCGCGCACGCCCGGCATCACTGCGCTCTCTGCGATCCAAAACGTCTCCAAACGCTTCACCCCCGCCTTCGACGAGATGCGCATCGCCACGGCACGCGCCGTACAGCAATGCCTCTTCCGCTACCAAGAGCGCGTGCTCGCCGACGACCAGCTCGTCATGCAGCGCCTCGTGCGCATGCTCGGCCCCGAGGACGGCGCGCTCGTCATCGAGTTGCTGCGCAACCCCGACTTCGATGACGGCGTGCTCGTTGAGCTGACCGCGTCGTCGGCGTCCGTCAACCGCGACGCCGACAAGCAGAACGCCATGCTCCTCGCCCAATTCATGGGCCAATACTACAAGCAGCTCATCGAGCTGATGACGCTCATCTCGAACCCGATGCTGCCGCCCGAACTGAAGGCGACCGGGCTCATGATCGTCGACAAGGCCGGCGAGTTGGTCGACCGCACGATTCGCGCGTTCGATCAAGTGCGCGACCCCGCCGCCTTCGTGCTCACGATGGAGGAGATCAATCGGGCGAGCGCCGACGTCCAGCAAGAGCAACAGGTCGCGCAGTTGATGCAAATGCTCGCGCAGGGCGCAGGCGTGAATGGCGCCGGCAACGGCATGGGACCGCCGCCCCAAGGTCTGCCGCCGCCCAACGCGCAAGGCGCTGGCATCAATGGTCCCGAGGGCCTCCAATGAACAACGCGTGGCTCATGAATTTGCGCCAGAACAAGGCGCTCATGGAATCGTTCAGAGAAGACATTTTGTGGCGAGCCGGCACCTACGCGGGTGACGCGCTCGGCGCAGAATGCTGGGAAGACGTTCTTCGTGCGCAAGGCGCGAACGCCGCGCTGCGCGCTCTCGCTAACTCAATCGACAAGGAGGATCGTGATGCCTTCGCCCGAGCCGAGTACGACCGAAAAGCCGGCGCCCGCACCTGAGACGCCGGCTGCCGCGCCGACCGCCACCGAAACCGTCACCCTCTCCAAAGAGCAGTACGACAATCTGATCGCGCAGAACGCGCACCTCAGCGGGCGCATGGACGCGTTGCAGGCCGGCGCCGGCCGCCAAGTCATCGTCGAGCGTCCCCCGCCCGAGCCCACCATCTCCGAGGAGCAACTCGCCGAGATGTTGGAGAGCGGCGAGGGCCGCAAAATCCTCGAAGCGCAGAAGTACATCGCGCGCCAGACGCAGCGCCCGCTCGAAGACGCCTTCGTCCAGTTCCGGGGCGCCACCATGCAGACGGCGGAGGCGCTCGGCCGCGAGGTCGTCGAGGCGCGCGGCCTAATCCCGCACTACTCGGACCCCGAGATCAAGCGCGATGTCGACGCCTTCCTCGGCAACCTCCCGCCCGAGGCCCGCGCCAACAAGGACTCGCTGATCCTCGCGCACAACTACGTCGTGGGGAAGCCGGAGCACCAGAAGCGCATCATCGCCCGCGAGGTCGAGGCCGAGCTGCGCCGCCGCGCCGGGGCGACCGAGCCGGGCACGCCGCCTGCGCAGTCCAGCGAACGGGTGCCCGGCGGCGACGGCAAGCCCGCGATGACGCTCACCGACCTCTTCGGCCCCGAGACGGCCGCCGCCGTCAAGCTCCAGGGCAAAACGCCGGACGAGTTCATCCGCAAGTTCACGCGCGGCCGCGCGAAGTCCCTTGCCGAGTACTACGACAAGTACATGAAGGAATCCGAGTTCGAAGAGGAGGCTGTATGAACATTCGCCAACCCGCGCCACCGAAGGCGCGCGGGCGCTCGCCGCGCGCCGACATGGTCGAGGCGACCGTCGAGGTCGGCGGCACGCCGCGTCGCGCGCTCGTCCCCGCCGACACCGAACCGCTGCCGCCGCCCGGCGACAAGCGCCGCGAGGTCGTCGCCAAGCGCAAGGACAACCTCGAAGAGCGCCTTGCGCGCATCGAAGAAGAAATGGGCCTCGACAACAGCGGCGGCCTCCACGTCGAGATCAGCCGCCTTCACATCGCCAACGAGATCGCGTCCAAGTTTGATTATCTCAAGGTGACGAACGCACGTCCCGAGTTCGCCTACTATTGGGGCAACTGGAGCGCCGCGCACGGCATCGACATCACGGCGCACCAAGTCGACGGTTGGGTCGTGGTCGCGGGCGACGACCCCGAATGCACGCACTGCCGCGACGAACTCGGCCGGCGCAAGATCGGCGACGTCATCCTCATGCGCATCCCACTCGACCGCTGCCTCGAACTGCGCCAGCTCGACCGCCTGAAGCGCCGCATGAAGTCCGAGGGCATTGACGGCGCGCTCAAGGAGATGGGCGAGCGCGGAGCCAAGCGCGGCGTCATCCTCCACGACTCGTTGACGCCCTACCAAAGGCAACGCGCGATGGCCAAAGCCCAAGCGAAGCAAATCGCTGGACAGCGCATGACGTCCATGCTACGGACGGGCCGTGTTCGTGGATTAGCTGCTAGTCGCTAGGCTAAATTGCTTAGCAGGAGGCGTCTATGGCTGCCGAAGACAGTGTTCGCCCGCTCAACAACTTCACCGCGCCCGGCATGATGAGCGTCCCCATCCGTACCAACGGTGTGGAAGGCGGCGCTCAATCGTGGAAGTCCGGTGCGCCCATCGGTGTCGCCTTCGGCCTCTTCGCCGAACTCGCCGACGACTTCACGTCGGGCGCGGTCGGCTTCGCCTCGCAGGACGCGAGCACCGTCGCTGCAACGCCCGTCTCGTACATCCCGTGCGTCCCTGGCATCGAGTTCGAGGCGACCCTCGAAGACCAAGCCAACGGCGACCACCCACTCTCGCAGGCCAACCTCTACGCCAAGTACGCGCTGCGCCAAGTCGTGGCGACCGGCGCGTGGTATCTCGACGAGAACGACACCGGAAACGCGGCGGCGGTCGTCGTCGCCCTCGTCGATCCCATCGGCACCGTCCAAGGGCGCGTGCGCGCCCGACTCCTCGACACCGTCACCGTCTTCAACGACTGACCATCTGCACTAGGAGGCGCACATGCCCATCACTGGACCAGTCTCTCGTGGCGTCATCACTCCCCTCCTCACGCCGGGGTTGAAGACCATCTACTACGAGTCGGGCAAGGAACAGCCCCTCGAATACCCGATGGTCGCCAACGTGACCGACATGGACTGGAACCCGGAGACGGATCTCCAGGCCATCGGCATCGGCACCATGCCGGCGAAGCCCGAGGGCGACCTCTTCGCACTCGACACGGGCGACATCGGGGGCTCCAAAGAGTACCTCGCCACCGCGTGGGGCAAGGCGATCGAGTTCACGTGGGAAGCATGGCGCGACGAGCAGTACGGCGTGCTCGAAGAGATGGTCGCCGAGGGCGGGCGCGCGACGCGCCAGCGCCAGGACATCGAGTTCTGGAACCTCTTCACCAACGGCTTCGATGCCGCCTTCGTAGGCTTCACGGCCGGCGAGGCACTCTTCGGCGCGCACGTCAGCGACGACGGCATTACCCGCCGCAATCGCCCCTCGGTCGATATCGGCATGTCGACTACTTACATCCAGGGCGCCGTCCTCCGCTTCGAGACGATGACCGACGAGCGCGACAATCCGCGCCTGCTCGCCCCCGTCATGGCGGTCTGCACGCCGGGCAACAAGATCGCGACCCGCGAAGTGTTGGGGTCGAGCGGCAAGCCGTACACTGCCGACAACGAGATGAACGCGCTCATCGAGGAAGACCTTTCGTGGATGGTCTGCCACTACCTGACCAACTTGACCCAGATCATCCTCGTCGCCGCCAAGGGCGTGCACGACATGAACTTCCGCTGGCGTGACCAACCGATCTTCGACTCCTTCGACGACCCGTGGACGAAGAACGCGATCTTCACGATGTACCAGCGCTTCGCGACCGGCTACGGCTCGTGGCGCGGTGTTGACAGCTCGTTCGGGTGAGACGCGGCCGGCTCCCACCATCTCAGCCCACTGAGGGAGATGCTCATGCGCAGAGTGATGCTCGCGGTGCTCGTTGCGGTGCTCGCGGCCGGATCGGCGCTCGCACAGACCGACACACCAACGCTGACGCCGACGCTGACGCCGACAGCGACCGTAACCGCCACGGCGACGCGCACCGGCACGCGCGCACCCATCTGCACGTCCGACTTCTGTGCCTTCCACTACGGCTCGTTCAAGGCCGACGCGAGCACGAGCCCGACGACCTTCACACGCACGATCATCGGCATCAAGCCGGGCGACCTCATTGTGCTCTACCCTTTGACGACCACCTGCTTTGCCACCGTCAACACGATCATCAACAACGCGATCACCTTCATCGTCACGTGCGGCTCCGACGTGCCCGAACAAGACGTCGAGTACGTCTGGTTCTCGCGCACGCAGAACAACTGTCAGGGCGCCGACAACTGCCGGCGCGCGTTCACCGTGACGCCGACGCCGGCTCCATAGCGATGGCGACGCACCCCAAACAGTCGTTGATGGACGAGGCGCTCGCCGTCAAGCGGGGCGAGGTCCGCCTAGCCGATATCAGTGACACGCGCCGTGAGGAGGTACGCAAGTTCCTCCGCAAGACGCCCGAGCGCGAGTTCCGCGCTGAGGCGATGAAGCGCCGCGAAGAGGCCCGCCGCCGCCCCAGCGCCGATGCGCGGGCCACGTTCGGCCACGTACGGAGCGCCTGATGCCCGCCAAGTCGAAGGCCCAAAAGGGCTTCATGGGCGCCGAACTCGGGCGCAAGCGTGCCGGCAAGAAGACCAAGACCGGCATGTCCGAGGGCCAACTCAAGGAGTTCGCGCGGGGCGCGTCCAAGGGCCTCCCGAAACGCGCCAAGCCCAAGCGGCGTGGCATGGGACGCATCCGCAGCTACTAGCGGAGCCCCGCGATGGCGACCGTCGAAGACGTCGCAACGCTCGCGCTGGCGGCGGTCGATGTCAGCGCCGACCGTCCCATCGGCATCGAACTGGCCGCGCGCTGGGTGAACGCGCGCTACGCCGAGTTGGTCGGCCGCACGCGCATGCGCCAGTCGCGCCAGCTCGGCACGATCACGCTGCCGGCGGCGATCACCGACGGCACGGTCGACGTCACCGAGGGCTCGACGACGATCGTCGCCGATGCGACGGCGCAGGCGTCGATCACCGCAGCCGGTGGCAATGCCGCCATCGCCGACCGCCACATCCGCGTGACCGGCTCGGCCGTCTGGTACCAGATCGCGTCCTACGCGGCGCCGAACATCACCCTCGACAATCCGTTTACGCAGACGACGGCGACGGGGCTCGGCTTCACGCTCCTGCCCCGCTACCACGTCCTCGACGTCACGGCCCGCTGGATCGGCAAGTTCGTCTTCCCGCGGCGCCGCCGCCCCCTCACCATGCTCTCCGCGCACATGCTCGACTACAGCGCGCCCGAGCGCCAGCTCACGGCCGACGGCCCATGGTGGGTCGCCGAGGCCACCGACCAACCTTCGGACACGCTCAACCTCGGCACAGCCGGCGCCAAGCGCGTCGAACTCTACCCCTACTCGATGACGCTGGAGACGATCTACTACACGTTCTGGCGCCGGCCACCGACGTTCGCGCTCACCGACGAGCTGCCGCTCGAAATTGATACGTACGCGCTCCGCGAGGGCGTGCTCATCGACGTCTACCGCTATCGCATGTCGCAGGAATACAATGCAGGGCGCGCCGAGGTTGGCGGTCACTGGCGCAACGAATCGCGCGCCCAAGAGACCTCGTGGGAGAAGTTCGTGATGATGGCCGCTCGCGCCGACCGGGGCCAGGACGACGTCTCCTTTATCCTCCACACGTGCGGGCTCGGCTCCGACCTCCAACGCGACGTCGCGACCGCCTACGATCAGGTCTACGCGCGTGGCATCCGACCGTGATGTCCGATGGCGCTAGCCGACCAACTCGTCGATGACCTCCTGCGACGTGTGCGTGACCAGCAGGGCTCCACGCATCCGCGCGCAACCGTACGCGACCTCCTCGATCGCGCCCAAGTCCTCTACGTCCGCCACACCGGCACGCTGATCCGCGAACGCACCTTCACGGCGACGCCGACGCGCGCCCTTTACCCACTCGACCCGACCGACACGCTGCGCATCGTCGACATCTTCGTCACCGATACGCAGGAGCGGCTCTGGCCCGTCCACTGGCAGCAGCTCGTTCACCAGTTCGGGCAGTTGTGGTGGCGCACGCAACGGGCGACCGGGCCGACGACGTGGGCGAACGTCGGCACAACGCTGTTCGCGCTCTGGCCAGCGCCGACCATCGCAGGCGGCGACATCGACCTGACGATCCGCGATCAGCGCCGCCCGGCCGCGCTCGGCGACGACACCGTCGAGATCGAATTGCCCGCCGAGTATCATCCGGCGATGCTCGACTTCTGCGAGACCGTGCTGCTGCTGCGCGGGCGCGACGCGGCACTCGCTGAGGCGCTGCCGGCAATCGAGGGGCAAGTCGCATGAAGTCAGTTGAACTCTACGACCTCTACACGCACCAGACCTACTACATCAATCCGACGGCGGTCGTCTGTATTCAGCCGTGGGAACAAGGCGTCGTGCAGTTTGATGCGAAAGACGAAGAGATGAAACCACAGACGCGCGTCACCGTTCGCCACTTCCAAGGGACGGCCGGCGAATTGTGTCTCTTCCTTGATGAGTCTGCCGCAGACGTCGCCCATCGCTGGGAAGAGGCATTCGCATGAAAATCTTTCGCGTCGTCGATGTCTTTGGCGTCCACTGGTACATCCCAGCCAAGCAGATCATGTGCATCAAGCCATGGGAACCGAAGTACATCTTCGAGGAGGACGAACGTTCGCTCACGACGAAGTCGAAGATCCTGTTCGGGCCTAATCCCGTTGAGGTGGTCTACATGAGCGAGACGGCCGAGTATCTCGCCCTCACGTTGGAGGGCCTGTGAGCGGGCGCGCCGACATCATCACGCTCGCGCAAACGCTCGGCCTCGCCTCGACCGACGCCGTCCTCCTTGACCGTTACTACACCGAGGCCATCCAGGCGATCACCGACTACCGCGTGCGCCTCGAAGCGACGATCATCGCCGTCACCGCCGGAGAGCCTCGCTACGCGATCCAAGCGTCGGACGCGAGCGCACTCCGCATCGCCGCCGCCTTCTTCGGGACGCGCGAACTGACGCGCACGACGCTCGTCGAGATGGAAGCCGTCGACCATACGTGGCAAGCGACCGAGGGCACCCCGACCTCCTACATCGAAGAACACGAGGACACGCGCGGCCTCACTATCCACCTCTGGCCGACGCCCGATGCGACGTCGGCGCCCGCCGTCCTCGCGCCCGACCCCTTCGGCCTCAACTACCCGCTCGACCGCCTCGTCGTGCTGACGAGCGACGCCGACGACGCGCTCGCCCCGTGGCTCGACTACGCGCTCGCGTGCTCAATCGTGGCGCGCGACCTCCTGCATCCGAGTGCGCACCGCGACCCGCAGATCGCCGCCGCTGCCGCCAAGCTGGCGACGATTGTGCGCTCGCTCGGAGGCGCCCCGTGACGGCGAAGACCATCGACGTGCCGGCGCCGCGCACTGCCGACCCCGCCGAGATGCGCCGCGTCATCCAACAATTGAATGCGCAAATCGCCGCGCTCGAACGCCGCGTGAGCGCCCTCGAACGCGCGGGCTCGACATGATCGACCGAACAACCTACGGCCTCCTCGTCTGGTTCCTCCTGACGCTCGCGTTCGTCTGGTTCGTCGCGACAACGGCCGAAGGCCAAACGGACACGCCCACGGTGACGCCGACCGCGACGGCGACCTCGACGGTGACGCCAACATCGACCGTCGCGCCGTGCGCGACCTTCCACCTCTCCCTCAGCGACCCCAACACGAACCCACCTTCACAGAATTGGGGCAAAGACCTCGTGCGCCGGCTCAAACTCGCGCAGTTCGCCAGCTCATGCGAGGGCGGTGGTGGAGGCGGTGGCGCGACGCCCGCGCCCGGCTCCGTCGGCTTTGAGACGACGACGGCGACGTGTCCCGACAGTGGCGACGGCGACCCCAGCACGTTGGTCCTCGACCCCGCCTGTGCCCACCTCTGCAACATCGCGCTCACCGTCGCCGACGCGGACGGCTGCGACATCACTGTCAGTGAGGCGTCCGCCGCCGAAGGCGACTACGCCGTCATCGTCAACACGAGCGCGAACTACGCGCGCTTCTACACCCAGGCAGGCGTCTTCGTGGCGCCGCACGGCGCGCGCTACCTCAACGAAGACTACGCGCTGACCCTCAAGTACGACGGCGGCCAGTGGGTCGACGTCAGCAATAACGACCCCAACACTACCCAACTGTCCCTCTCGTTCCTGCAAGACTTCGCCGACGCCGGCCCCTTCCCGGCCGCCAACGAATGTCAAGTTCTGTGCGCCGACACCTCGATCCTTGGAGGTGCGAGCAGTCGGTTCGCCGGGCTCACGGGCGACGGCGAGTTCGTCGACTTCAGCTCGTGTACGTGTCCTGGCGTGGGCTCCGGCTCGGTGCTCGTCGGTCCAGCCGGCGCGGCGTCGGCCCAGGTGTGTATCGCGATCGGCGACGGGGCGCAGTGCACCGGAATCGGCGCCGTGTCCATCGGCGCGCAGAGCGCGGGGTCGCCGGCCGATTGTGCCGGGGAGAACGCCGTGTGCATTGGGCGCCACGATGAGCCCCTCGGACAAGGGCCAATCTCCGGCGATCGAGCGGTGCAGATCGGGACGTTCCCAATCGAACAGTTCGGTGAGGATAGTATTTGCATAGGCTCGTTCACGACGTGCAACTACGAGAACGCGCTCTGTCTCGGCGAGCAATGCATCGGCCGGTTTCGGGACGCGATCTTTG